TTAAAAAATTATTTTTTCTAGGAGTGATGCCAGCGCTATATATATCATTTCCTTTAGCATCTACAACACCTGTTTTACCCTCTTGGGAAACAACTCGTTTGCGAGCTTCTAGTTGGTTTTGTACAAAAGGATGTAATGTATCTTTAAATATAGACATAACAAAATTAACTATTTAGATTTTCTAAATCTCTAAGTATTTCAACATCAAATATAGGTATTCTTAGTTGATAACCCAAAGGTGGGTATAAACTATCTTTAGGTAAATCTGGATTAGCGTACGATATAATCCACCATAATGTTGAATCATTATAGAACTGAAATGCTAAATTATCTAAACGATCTCCATATTGAGTTATGATATATGAATCATTTATAGATAGTGGGATTTCTGGATATCGAGTTGATGAACGATATCTAGGTTTAGATGTTGACTGAATAATCTCATTAAATTCATAGCGATCCATGATAATAAATATTAACCTTTATTAGAGTTTTGTTTAACTATTTAGAACCACGTAGAACATTATCAAATATACGTCTAAATGATTTAGGGTCATTTGGATCTTTGAATGGAATAACAATATTATTTTGTTGTGGTTGTGGGAATATATTAAAAGAAGGAGATGTATTAGGTGTATTATTAGCAGATGCTGCTAAAACACCTACAGTATTACTAGTTGTACCTGGTACAGCTGGTCTATTACTAGTAGTTGATGTTGGGTTAGCAGATGTTGTGGTTTGATTTCGTGTGTTAGTTGTTGTAGTTGACTGAGTTGAAGTTGATGATGATTGAGTATTAGGTTGAGATTTTTTAGGATATGCTCTAAAGTCTCTACCAATGAATCCAGCGCGTCCTTTTCTTGGTAAGAATGTTTGGATTGGTTTAAATGACAACTGAATTTTAGCCATCATTGGTAATTCATTATTAGAAGTTTCATCTTCTTCCTCACTTGAAGTATTTAAACCTACATTCCAAGGACCTTCAAAAAGACTACCAATTTTAATATCTGTGAATACACCAGGTTGTCTATATAAATAATCTCCAACAGTTAAATAACCTATATTACCTCTCATTTTTAACTTCTCACTATAATCTGGAGTGAATGTTGATAATAGGTAGTTAAGTTTTTCATATAATGGGTTTAGTTCTGCTCTAGTGTGAGCAAACATTGTAAAAGATACATTTATATCTCTTGTAAATCCATCATATACATAAAATTCTTCACCACGGCCCATATAACGATATGAGTTCCATTTAGCAGACATGCCATCATTAAAATCATCAATGTAAGCTCTAAATGTTAAAACATCTGTATTCACAGCTATTCTATTATCACTTCCTTTATAACCAGTTACATCATTATTTAAAAACTCAAGTCTAAATTTGATTAAGTCTTTACCAAATTCACCATTAACTTGTTTACCATCAAGTGGAGCTAAGTCAGTAGCAGCTACATCACTTGTTCTTTTACCTTTATTAGTGTCATAAAAGACTTGACTATTAGTAATTTTAATCATGTTGATAGAATCAACATTTGATGGAGTTGAAACTCCTATTCTATTTTCTATATTGTTTTTAGCAATATTATCTTTTGTAATACTTCTAGAATAAAATGGAGAAGCAGCTAAAACTGTTTGTAAAGAATTTGAATTAATATTTTTAGTTTCAAATTCAGCTATTTCTTTATTAGTTAAAGGAATGAAACCATTAAACTTTGGATCACTAATGTCAGCTTTTTTTACAAAAGTTGTTTGATAGTAAGATATAGTTCTTGTTCTACCAATAATACCATATAATGAATTAGGACCACCTAAATAACTATCTAAAACAACCTCATTATTATTACTATTAAAAATTTTAGCAGTGTATTCTAAAAGTCTGTTATTTGATTTTTCTGTAATTTTAAGATTAGATTGCTTATCTTTAAAGTTATTTGAGTAAGCAGCACCAGCAGTTGGACTATTAGCGTCACCACCATATTTTTGATTAGCAGGAACAACGCCAAAAACACCAATTCTATCAAAATGCAATCCAAAAGCAGATCCACCAACAGAGGCTAATGAACCAATTCCTGTAAATGTTCGAGTTGGACCACCTAAAATACCAGCTAAACCACTTAGTACATTTCCTTTATTTATTTCTAATTTAGGATTAGATCTTTGTAAACCAATTTGACGAGTAAAAAATAAAGCACCTTTAGCGTTTTCTACAAATTTCTCATATCCTGTATTACCAGTAGTCTGTCCTCCATCTGGATTAGTAAAGAATTTAGTAATACGAAGAAAATCTTTGGTAGTAGCTAAAACCGCGTTTTGAACTCCTCCTCTTATGAATCCATCATCTGATAGACTAAATTGTTCTATATTACTAGGGATCTCTGGTTTTGGAGAACTAACTACATTGGGATAGTTAGCCGTACTAGCAAATCTACCATTAGTTACACTATTATAGTAGTCTGCTAGTTTGCTTTTAGGATCATTATTGAATGTTATAAAAGGCATTAACCTCCAAGATAAGTGTTAGTATTTGGATACGGATTAATAAATGATCCAGCAGCATTTAACACTCTAAAATATGGTTTACCTACATTAGCATTAGGATTAGAAACTGGAGGATTAGATTCTGGTCTCACATATGGAGCAGTTAACCCTCTCATAGTGATTGTTCTTCCTGTTAATAAATCTTCAGAATCATCTAAAGCGGTTCCAGTAACTTTAGCTTGAATTTTAGATGTAGTTCTTTGAGATAATGCTTCAAAGACAGGACCTGGTTGGCCTTGTAAACTTAAGTTCTTTGGTGTTGGACCAGCCTGTAATAAATTAAGTAATTGAGACATGATATTTAAATTTAAATATTGTTTGGTATAAATATATTAAGCGAATGAATTCGGCGCACCATATTGTGATTGTACTGTATTAAGACGTAATAAAGTATCAGTGTTAGCTTGAACATTTACAGATATTGGACGATTAGCTATAGCATCTAAATCAGCTTTAGTTATTCCACCACCACCTCCAATCATACTAGCAGCATTTGGCGCAGCTACTACTTGATCGGCAGGATCAGTAATAAATGATCCTTTAGGGCCTGATATTAATAAACCACCTGATGGGCTAATAGCGGCGTCTCCTACTTTTTTGGCTTCCATATCACTTGTAATACTATCAAAAGTACCCATAATTGATGATACAGCGGCTATAATAGCTATAGCACCTAAACCAAAAGTAGCAGCTGAAGCCGCGGTGGCCGCACCTGCACCCATAATACCTGCTTCAACAGCAGCTATGCCTAATTGTACCACAGCTTTAGTTAATCCTAATACTAATTTTCCTCCAACTAATATAACAATAGCACTAATTATCTTTTCAATAGCTGAAAATATACCTTTTAAATTCTCAGCATTACTGATAAAATTAGCAAATTTTTCAATCATATGAAGCATAGGACCACCAGCTATTTCAGTAAATGTTTCCTTTAATTTTTCAACAGCGGCTTGGAATTTTTCTTGAGCACCAATTTGAGCGGCTTGAGCAGCTAACTCTTCACCATTAGAGGCTTGTTTAACACTAGCCATAAACTCATCTAGTTTACCTTGTTTAGCGGCTAATCTAGCTTGTTCTTCAAAAGCTGCTTTTGTAGCAAATGCTGTTCCTTTTAATAATTCTTGTTGTTTATAAGAATCAGCTAATTCATCAGCAGACATACCAATTGATTTAGCTATAGCGTCTTGTTGAATAACATTTAGTTTTTGGAATTCATCTAGACCACCTAATTGACCTAATAATTCAGAGGCAGCTTCAGTTGTTTTACCTTGTAAAGCTAAAGCTCTAGCTTTTTCATAATTAAGATTTTTACCAGTCAGTAATTCAGCTTCTAACTCATTTGTAATTGATGATTCAAAATCTAGAAGTGAACTAGATATTTTTTTAGATTGCTCTAGACTAATACCTAATTTTTGAGCTTGTATAACAGCAGCAGCTATACGTTTAGGATCATTACCTAAATTAGCTGATAAAGTACCACTAACTTTAGTAACTTCAGTCATTATCTTTTTGAAGTTAAGAGCAATACCTGTTTCTTGTCTAAATTTAACTACCTGATCACCTATTTCATTTGTTACTTTTTCAGCTGATTTTCCTTGTAAACCAGCTAATTGCTCTAATTTAGTAGCTGTTTCAGCTTCTAATCCCATTTGTTTAGTTAAAACAACATGGTCTGCTAATTGTTTTTCAGTAAATAAACCTGCTGTACCTAAACCTTCATTTAAACTATTAGTGGCTTCAATTTGAGAATGTATTGTAAATAAAGCACCATTTAAGTTTTTATTATATTGACCAGCATTATAGCCAGCTATCATAAAGTTTTTCTGAAGTATATGAGCGCCATCTTTAGATATGCCTAAATTCTTAGCCATACTAGTCATGTGCTTATCCACTTCAAGAGCAGCTTTCACCATCATTCCAAAAATACCAACTATACTAGTTACAATAACTAAAGGATCGGAAAATGCTTTTGTTAAACCACCAGCAAATCCACTTATTGATGCTCCTAGTATTTTAAATTTATCAGCTATGCTAGCTGTTTTATTTTCAGATACACCTAAAGCTACAGCTTTTGCTTCAGCTGCTTTTCTAGCTGCTTCAAATGGTTTTTGTAAATTTTTAGCGCCTATTTTCTCTAATAAATTCTCAGATATTCTTAAGAAATCACCTGTAGCACCAGTTGCCTTATTTAAATTTTCAGTTTTCTTAACTCTATCTTCAATTAAAGCTACTGTTTCTTCTTCTATTGTAAAACCATCTTTATAAGCTTGTAATAAAGCTATTTCTTCAGTTTTTAAATCCTTTCTAAATTTTAAATTGACTCCAGCTATATCAACAATACCTTTTTCGTTAGCTAATTTTTTAGCTGAAGTTATTAATTCATCTAGGTTTGTTCGGGCTTTAGATTTTAACTTATCTAATTGCTCTTTAGTTAATTTAGTCTCACTTTCTTCATTACGTAAAATTTCATTAGAAATATCTCGTAATGATGAATATTGTTTTTTAGCGGTTGTGAGTGATTTTTCTTGACCACCTAATTCATTACTAATTTCTTTAAGAATATCACGTTGATCTCTAGCCGCGTCAGCTAATGATTGCTCAATAGCTAACAACCGTTCCGCTCTTTTTACTTCTTCTGCTGTAGGAGGTGGCATCTATTAAATTTAATATCGGGTATAAATATTAAAGCGCCCTATTTTTTGGGCGCTTTTGCTTTTGATGTAAAATCAGCTTGTGGAACATTTGGGCGGGCTAGTGGCTTACTTGATGAGGTTGATGTTTTTTTTACTGCTTGATCTTCAGCCTCAGCTTTTTTATCTAAATATTCCTGTATTTTTCGTATATGATATTTCCTATAAGGTATAGGCATATTATATACAGTATCATAAGGAAATCCACCACGTCCATGATAAACTAAATCATGAACTTCAGACATAAATATAGTCTTATACGTTGGAGTCAGGCCAAAGAAAGCTAATGCCAATAGGCAAATTGACGCCCTCCACTACGTCACCATTATCTTTAATGTAATCAAACTTAAGATTAAGTTCTGGGGTTACTTTGATAATATATTTACGTAGTTCTCTTAAGTCAGATATTAACATATTATCTACAAACTCACGAATATCTGTTGTATCTCTATCACCGTTAATAGCTACAATAGTATGTTTTAATCGAGTTGTTTGATCAAATGAACCTTGTGGGTTTATTTTTTTCAAACCTTGAATTTCTCTATCAATTTTTTTCTCATCACCATGTGTTAATAACTTAAATGTTACAGTAACATTAGCTTTAGGTAAATGAAAATCAAATTCGTTTTTACCTGGTTTTATATTTTCATTAAGTGGTAATGGATCAACTGCTGATAAGTCAAAATTTATTTTTTGACCATCATACTCAAAATCATATTCTTTACCATAACCTAAAATACGAGCGGCTACTAGTAAAGCATTTTTATCACAGATTAATAAGTCATCATAATTAATAGGTGTAACAATCATTGATTGTAATAATTTGTCAATAACTGTTCCATTTTTTAAAAAGTTAACATTAGTTAAAATATCTTCTTCTTTAGCTGACATATACTTCATTTCAAGCACACCTTTAGATAATAGTGATTCAGCTGGATAAGGTAAACCCTTAGATGGTAATTCAATCTGCTCTGTTGGGAACTTAAATTTTTCTTCCATAACGTTTTATTAATTTTATATATATAAATATACAAAAAATAAAGGAGCCGCCCAAAAGGACGGCTCTTAATATTTGCACTGTGTTCAGATTAGTAGTTCAATATGCAATAATCCATAGTGATTGTCATACTGATGCTAACATAAGCTTCGTTAGCCCAATCATATTCACCAAAGTTAGCTTCTTTAACATAAGCTCCCATCACTAACCACTCACCAACAACATCACCTACTGGACCTAAAACTTCTAATGTAATATTTTTCTTATAGAAGTCTGAGTAACCATCACGGCCTGTTACTGATTCATGTGCTAAACGAGACCATTCCATTACTGCTTGAGCTCCACTTGGTGTCACAGCATCATAAAGTTCCATTGACATATCATTCCATCTAACTTTACCCTTTACTTTACGGTAAACATTAATGTGATCTAATATGATTTCACCAGCGTTAAATGAAGGAGAAGCAACTTTTCTAACTAAATAAGTTGGAATACCACCTATTCTCATTAAGAAGCGATTCTGAACTTTTGGTTCAAACGCGGTGAACATTATTTCTGTAGGGTCTAATACTGCCATTGTATTGTTATTTTATATAAATATTAATAGTTATTATTTTTGCGCAACTGGTTGTTCAGCTGGTTTTTGTTTTGTGTCAACATCAGATTGCATTTTGTTTAAGTAACTTAACATCATTTTATAGTTTTGATTACCTTCAAGACTGCTTAATTGAGATCCTTTTTTTCTTTGTATCCATTTAGCTACAGCTTCGATTACTCGAGCAAAATCTTTCGCATTAGTTACTGCTGATGACAACTTAGTTAAAGAAGGACCAACGCCAGCAACCGAAGTATCGGCTGCTGCGTCGTCTTTAAACTCATATAATTTTTTATCTTTTATCATTTGTTATTTTTTATTAACTTCCAAATTCTACACCAGTTGGTAAGATGTTGAAGTCTAATAAGATAAATTCAGCTGTACGAGTTGGTTGTAAGTAAATTTGTCCTACTAATTGATTACGATCAATTACATCTGGAGTATTGTTTGTATCATCCATTACAACTCTGAAGGCGTATAAACCTTGTCTTTGTTGTACTGATTCAAGATATGGGGTAACTGTGTTTATAAAAGCATTTCTTGTAGTAGCTGTATTTTGTTCAAATACTAAGTTTTCAGCTACGTTACCAATGTATCTCTTAAGCGCAATTAATAATCTACGAACATTGATACGATCTAAAGCACTAGCTTTTTTCTGTAATGTTTTCTGACCAAATGCAGCTACACCAATATTAGGGAAAGTAGAGATTGGATTAACTTTACCAGCATATAAATTATCACGATCTGTTGGAGATAATTTTCTTTCAGCTTGTAATACATTACCTAATCCACCTCTTGTTAAACCTGCTGGTGCGAACCATTCAGCACTTACATTATCGTTGAAAGCATATACACCCGGCATGATTGTTGAAGCTGGAACCCATACACGTTTACCAGTTTCTTGAGATATTACTTGAACCCAAGGCCAATAAGCACCAGCATAGTTAGTGTCTAAACCAGCCGCTTGATTAGTCACAGTTTTAAGTGTAACATTGTATGGTGATAAATCAGTGATATAGAAACAATCACCTCTGTTTTCAGCTAAACTGATAAAATTACCTACAGCTGAAGAGTGTAATGATTGGATCAAACCTGGAGTTGCTAATAAGGCGAAATCAAATTCATCTTTATTATTTAATAAAGCAGAAGCTGTAACATAGCTACCTTGAAGTAAACCTTGAGTTGTTGAACCAATATTATTAAATAATGTATTTCCAATAGTAGCTAAATCATCTCCTAAAGCGCCACCAAAAGCTCCACCCTTAGAACCACTACCATTTAATGGAATTGATTGTGTGTATTCGTTTTTAGCATTTCCAGCATTATCAAAATAATTTGGAGTTGTATAGTTAACTTGGCTCACACGAACATAGCGACTATTATTAGCATAATCACCTATAGTTTGAATATAGTATTGACCATCAGCATCTTTAATAGCTAATTTTCTTTGGTTACCTATAACCGCCTCTAAGTAGTTTGGTTGATTTGGATCTAATGATAAGTTACTAAATGTTTCTAAAACAGTCTTACTATTATCATTATCATCACCTTGACGAACTAATAATGTGAATGTACCACTTGAAGTGTTAGCATTTTGGATTTCCCATCTTACATTCATATTAGAACCACTAAGTAGAGCACCATCAGATAAAACAGCATTAGCTCCAGATCCTGAGTTGTTCATTAAAATACCAGTAGATAGAGTTTCTAAAACAAATGTTGGGATAGTACTTAAAGCAGTACCACCACCTCCAAATGCTGAAGATGAAGGGAATGAAGCAACATTGTAATAAAGATATTGTCCACCATAAACAGCAGTACCATTAAGAGAATTACCTGGACTTGAAGCTGATACAACTAATAAATTAGTTGATGAATCATAGCTAGCACTTAATTTAGAACTAATAGTTGTTGTATTGTTGATTATTGATACAGCACCAGCTCCAAAAGCATCAGCACCCCATGCTCCACCATTATAAGTGTTTATAAAATATGTGCTACTAAAATCATCATATCCTTGCCAGCTTGAAGCACCTATTCTAACATCATCAAATCCACCTAAAGTGAATATAACACCTTTGTTCCAATCATTAAACATATCATTAGTTAACACCATGCTCATAGTAGCATAAGCGCTAGTTCCACCACTTATACTGTTTGGAATAATACTAGATGTAGCTGAAGTATAAGTTCCATCAGTTACTCTTGTAATTAAAGCTGTAGTACCACCTTGTTGGAAATAGTTTCTAGCAGTTATTGATGTTAGGAACTCATAATTAGCACCACCACTAGTGAACAAGCCACCAAATTTGTTTTTGAAGTCACTATAAGAAGTAACTACAGTTGGTACGTTAACGGGGCCAGTAACAGTTGGACCTACTAAGGCTAAACCAACAGTAACTGGATTCTGTGTTATTTGAGATAAGTCATTCTCGCGTGTTAGAACACCTGGAGAAATTAATGTTTCTTGCGCCATGTTTTGAATAGATTTTGTCTAATGATAAATATATAGAGTGTGTTATAAAACGAAGAAGCCCCGACATTGCTGTCGAGGCTTTCTTCTATATTAACTCCTAACACCTAACAATACATATTACGGTTTTACTTCTCCTGTATCAAGATCAATAGATCCTTGACCATACTTTTCTTGCAACTGTTTAGCAATTTGTTTTTCCTTACTAATTAATTCTTTTTGCATTTCTAATAAAGATGATTTTTGTAATTCTAAATCACCTACAGCTTGAGCTAAATTAGTATATTCTTGTCTAAGATCTTTAACAGTTTGTAATTCATCCGCTGTTAATTTTTTTGCGATAACACTCATAATTATTTTTTAGCGGTTTTTTTAGCTGGTTTTTTAACTGGAGCTTTTTTAGTATCTGTTGATTTTTTCTTAGCTGCTTTTTTCTTAGCGATAATTTCAGCAATTGGAGCTGGTGTTACTTCAGGGGCTAAATCATCAATAAATGGATGAGTATCAGCATTTACTTCTTTTAAATCTTCAGCTTGTTGTTTGTTTAAAATCCAAAATCCAACAATAACGCTTATAACAGCAGCAATAATTAAAAATGTTACCATAATTTTTTTTATTTGATATAAATATATATAAATTTAAGAAAACAACCAAATTTATTTATAATGTTCTCCTCCTACCCATAAAACAAATGAGCGTCGTGTACCTTTAGTTATTGGTGTAACACGGTGCATCATATATGATGGGAATATAAATACTAAACCTTTATCTCTAGGTGCTTTAATAATATCATTTCCTCCTTTCCAATATTCTAAATCACCACCCTCATATTCATCTGGTCCTGATAATTGAACTGTAATTGATACTTTTCTTAATGATGGAGTACCTGGTCCAAAATCTTGATGCCATGTATAATGTCCATTCTCTGTAGCATAATATTCTGTATATTGGATTAAATCAGGCACTGAGTATAAATCAAAATGCCATAACGCGTTGTTGGCTTGAACAGCCATATCCATTAATTTAAGATATAACCAACTCCATTGTTGATTGTTTGGTATCCATTTAACAGATGATGATCTAATTTCTTTACCATTTGACTTTGAATTTATAGTGGATGCTTTTTCAAAATTCAATGTAGCTACATCTTTATAAATTTTATCTAATTCTTCATTATTAAAACCATTTGTAAAATAATAATAATTTTGAGGATCATTTTGTTCCTTTGAAAATAAATACATGTTTTAAATTTTAAATATATAATTTACATAGTTTTCTTGATCACCATATCTACTAGGTATGTCTTGTATATCACATCCATTAGTTAAATAAGCCCAGTCCTCAACACCTAATTCTTTAAATCTTTTATGTATAATATCATTATAGAAATTAGCTATAGTTCTAATACGTCTTTGAATATCTGATCTTGAATCAGCCTGGCTATTTTCATCTGTTTTATTTTGATGAAGATATATAAATTGAAGATAACCAAGAATTGGTATTTTACAAAACTTAGTTTTTAAAAATGTTCTTATAATTAATTCATAATCATCTGCTATTGTTAAATTTCTATTATGTCCACCTAAACTTAAGTAAACATCTCTACGCCAAGCTCTAATATGATTTGGTACTCCAACAATATGACGAATTGTTTTTGGATTTATATTATGTTGATCACAAACTTTTATTGTGTGTCCTTTATAATTTTCTTCTCTATATTTTCCATATCCAAGACCAAATCCTTCCTCATAAACATATGAGTCCATTTTTTCACTTACTTCAGCCCAATCTGTAAAAAAGAAACCAGCATCTGGATATGCTTGGCTAGCCATATGTAGATATTCAGTACATCTTTCAGTTAAAATATCATCATGGTCTAGTTCAGCTAATAAATAACCTCTACATAACATAGCGGCTTTATATTTTACATCACCAATATTACCATTACTTTTTTCTTTAAAGCTATATACCTTTACTCTATAGTCTTTAGCTGCTAATTCTTCAGCTATTTTTGTTGTTAATTCATCTGTAGAATCATCTACTAAAACCCATTCCCAGTTTATATAAGTCTGGTCTACTAAGGATTGATATGTTCTATATAACTTTTCTCCGGTTTTATAAATTGGGGTAAAAAATGAAATTAATTCAGATGTGTTATCTTCTAACATTTGAACCATAGCGCAATAATATGCTTTAGTACCTAAATCTAGATCAACATCTTTTACATGAATCCATTTTTTTCTTATTTCAGCTGGTTGTCTATATAAGTTAGGAAAATCTTTATCACTTTCGCCTACAGTAACAATAGCATTTGGATTATAATTTATTAAAATAGAATCAATGTTATTGTCATTTGTAGTATAGAAAATATCTAACTTATCTTCTTCAAAATTATAAAGTTGCTTAGATCTAAGTTCTGGTAAACCTGGGCCTATATATAATATTCTTAGTAAATTAGCT